GTCGCCGACGCCATGGAAACGTGGTTCGAGAAAGTTGAAGAAACCTCTTTGCTGCGTTTTAAGTTCGCCGAAGCAGGTATTCCTTTCTCTAGATGCGATTATGTCGTCACCAACTCCGCTTCCGAAGGCCCTAACGATCACCGAGACCTTGTTTTCCTTCATTTCGCCGCAGGCAAGTTTGGAACTCCCATGGCTCCGTTCAGGTCCATCATTCAGAAGGCTCCCGACTTAGAAGGAGCTATTATTTACCGGTTTTCACTTCGACAGAAAGATTTCGAAACAACTTACCGACTGAGTGGACACGACGCCTCATTTACCACCGATTATTTCAAAACCCCCGGAGGCCATACAAACCACGTTTTACACATCAACGCAGGCGAACCAGGCGACTCCGGCTCAGCAGTAGTCGCTTATAAAGACAACAAGTGTAGCGTTATTGGTGTTTATTCAGGTGCATCCGACGAAGATAATGCTGGCATCGTTGCGCTTACGGATCAAACAGACCTCGAAACGGCTGTTGATCAGTCTCCAGGTGCGCGCCAGTATTTCGTCAAGGCCGCAGCTGGCCTTGAAGATGAAGGTATCCAGAGATACGTTAACGAACACCCCGAACAGAACTTCCGCTTCCTTGGAACTCAGCTTTGTGCTCCAGTCGTAATGACTCCCACTAAAATGCCTAGTCTTGTATATGGACTAGTGAACGAACCGACACGTGGCTTAGCAGTCACCGATACGGTAGTGGTCGACGGAGTAAAGAAAGATCCGATTAAGATCGGAATCACTAAAGGAATGAAATCTGTCAAGCCCCATAATCCAAAAATTGCCGCCGAAGCGGTCAAGGGCGCTGTTCGTAAGTTACACAACGCTACCTTCGATGTCGATCGCGCAAAGATCAAATCCATTCATGAAACCATCTACGGTAAGGTGGCCGATCCTTCACGCAAGGCTGTCAATGGCGACGCCTCTCCAGGCGGAGCTTTCCGACACCTTATGCGGACTAATTACCAGATGCCAATCAAAACAAACAAAGATTGGATGGAGATCAAAAATTGCTCTATTGACCATCTAGCCGACTGGCTAGACAACCACCACGACGCAACGCCTATCGACGTCAGTGGAATTAACGAGCAGTTCGTTCAAGAATATGCCGACTATGAACGCGCAGTCTTAAAGGACTTTGAGAATGGAATTTTACATCCTAGCTTAGTCGGTGAC